CTGATGTTAATTTGCAAAGATTTTCTGAAACAAATTTATCTAAAAAACAAAAGCATTATTCCGAATTTTTTTCTAAAGAGCTACGCGATAAGATTTGGAAACATCCGATAATGGAATTAGAAAGAAAAATTTTTAAATGGGAATTTAATGAGCTATGATAGAAATTGAAATAACTAAAGCAATGAAAAAGCGGGCATGGAAAAAGGCACGCGAGATGGGCGTCATACACAATTCTATTATGAAGGGTGGGGGTAATATAGCAGGTTTTATAGGAGAAGAGATTGCAAATTCTCTGATAGAAGGCGCAGTAAATAACACCTATGACTACGACATAACTTCCAAAAGCGGAATTAAGTATGACGTTAAAACTAAAAGATGCACGTCTGCCCCTAAGCCCAATTACGAGTGCTCTGTTGCAAACTTTAATACCAAACAAAAGTGTGACAGGTACGCATTTGTGAGGGTAGAATTTAAAAACGGAAGATGGGGAAGGGCTTGGCTTCTTGGTTGGCTAACTCACGAAGAGTATTTCCAGAAATCAAAAAAGCTTACCAAAGGACAGGTTGACCCATCTAATGGTTTCGTTGTACGCGCTGATTGTCATAACGTAGCAATTTCGGATCTACGAAAGTTCAGGAGAAAAAATGGCTAAAGCCAAGGAAAGAAGAGTAAACCATACTCCTCTAAGTATTCACTCTATCAAAAGGAGATATGATAGAGGAGTTTTAGATTTTGATCCAGTCTATCAGCGTAATGAGGTCTGGAGAAAGAAAGATAGGCAGGAGTTGATAGACTCTTTATTTCAAAATTATAATATTCCAAAGGTATATTTTCGCACAAAAGGCGACAACGATGAAGGAGAAGAGGTCTATGAAGTTGTAGATGGACAACAGCGAATCAAAGCCATTCTTTCTTTTCTTAATGATGAATTTAAGACACCTTCGACCACACCCATTCCATTTGCAAACAAAAAATATTCGACACTTACACCTAGCCAGCAAGATAAATTTAACGAAATATCTATAGATGTTTATGAATTAATTAATTATAGCGATGATGATGTAGAAGAAATGTTCCGTCGTCTCCAAAAGGGAAAGCCTCTAAATTCTGCGGAAAAGTTGAACGCCATGCATTCTATTTCTCCCGGAATGCATAAAGTCGTAGAAACATTGGCTGAACACAAAATGTTTAAGAGCTGCGTAAAAGGTCTCAACAAAAGGTTCGACAACCGTTATTCCGTAGCTCAAGTCCTGACGCTAATACTTGATAAAAAGGACTTTTGTCCAATAAGTTTACCTAAATGTCAAAAGGTCTACCTAAAACACAAAGACCTAACTATATCTAATAAACATTGTGTTGCGATTAAAAGCGCTTACTCAGCAATTGAAAGATCATTTAAAAGTCATGGCGTTAAGAACGCCCTAAAGAAGTGGTCAGTTCTTTCTTTGTCGTATGCTATAACTTACCTTCTTAGAAAATATGCATTTTCAGAAGATGATAAAAAACAAATAGCGCCAATATTCCTACGACTAGAAGAAGATCGCAAAGCTAATGACGGGAAGTCTCCAGAGCAACAAGACAAAGATTTAACAAAACTGACAGAATGCGCTCGCAACGATTCTCCGGAAGCGGTTCAATATCGACATGACATGATTGTAAACAGAATTCTTTCTGAGTTGCCCTCTCTTACGTCCAAAGACCCTCGACGAAAATTTACCCCGGAACAAAGAGCAACAATTTTTTACAAAACAGCTCCGGATTACATTTGCCAGAGCGTTGGGTGCAATACTCAACTTACTCAAGAAAAATTTGAGGCCGATCACATTATACCTTGGTCGGCAGGAGGGATAACGAGTGTTGAAAATAGTCAGGCATTATGCCCATCTTGCAATAAAAAAAAGGGAGCTTCGGACCCTTGCGAAACTCTAGGAGGAAAAGATGAGCTTTTATGTTCCCCTTCATGTTCATAGCGAATATTCGTTGCTTGACGGCCTCTCCCAAACAAAACATATAGCGGGCCGTCTTGAAGAGATTGAAAGTCCTGCGTGTGCACTAACTGACCATGGCACCGTCTCAGGGGCGGTTGATTTTCACAAAACGGTGGGCTCCTCATTCAAGCCTATATTGGGATGTGAGCTTTACCTATGTGATGAGCCAGCGTCTGTAAAGGAACCGAGCAACCGTAAGCTAAAACATCAGGTAGTTTTGGCAAAAAATTTAAAGGGATGGAAGAATCTCTTATCTCTCGTTTCTCAAGCCAATCATCCAAACAATTTTTATCACAAACCACGCCTTGATTTAGATCAGCTTTCCCTTCACGCCACCTCGGATCTCGTATCCTTCAGTGGTCATTTAGGCTCACGCCTTGCATGTACAGTCGTGGACAACCCAGACTGGCAACAGGACGCTATCAAAGAGGCCGAATATATGCAAGAAGTATTTGGCAAAGGAAACTTCTTTATTGAAATACAACTAATTGACTCTCTACAAAATGTATTAGCAAAAGAAGTGGCACAAAAACTACGAGAGATTTCTAAAATTACAGGAATTCCCTGTGTTGCCACCCCCGATGCCCATTATTGCAGGAAAGAAGACGCTCATGACCAGAGGGTGCTGCTCTGCACAGCCCTTAGAAAAAGTGTATCGCAGGTTCAAAATGAAATAAATGAAGGTAAGTGTGTCTCTCTAAAATCATTTTTTGAATCTGATAATTATCACATCCCAACATATGAAGAGATGCAAAAGTTTCACACCGAAGAAGAGCTCGACAATACCGTGTTGATATCAGAATCTTGTGGTTCTTATGATATACTGGGCCCCCCTAATCCTCCCGTGTTTGAATGTCCCGGCAACATGTCTCCCAACGACCATCTGAGACTCCTATGTCGAGAAGGGTGGACGCGCAAAATGGGTCACGTAGGAAAAGGACACGAAAGATTTTCCGACTATGGTGCAAGAGTTGATAAAGAAATTTCTATCTTTACAGAAACTGGTCTCTCTAGTTATTTTCTCATTGTGCAAGACATCTTACAGTATGCAAGGAAATCAGGCTATTTAACTGGGCCCGGACGAGGAAGTGCCGCTGGCTGTATGGTTTCATATCTAATGGACATAACACAAATTGATCCCATTCCATATAATTTAATCTTTGAGAGATTTTATAATGCAGGCCGCAATGCGGGGGGTAGGGTCTCGATGCCTGATATAGATATTGATGTTCCAAAGCACGCGAGAGGAGACATCATGGAATACATTAGAGGTCGCTATGGCAACGACAATGTAGCACAGATTGTAACATTTCAAACCCTAAAAGGACGGGCTTCTCTAAAGAGAGTAATGGGGGCAAGAGGCAATATTGAATTCGATGAACAGAACGCCATCACCTCTCATATTTTGGATGAGTCTAAAATTACTGATGAACTACAAGACATGAAAGATGAGCTTGGCACCTCCTCCATCATATGGTGGGCACTAGAAAATAAAGCTGACAAGCTAAAAGAGTGGTGCGAAATAGGTAACGATGGAAAGCTTGAGGGCCCTTTCTCCCGAATGTTTGAACAGGCAATTAGGTTAGAGGGTACAAAGATTATTCAATCTAAACATGCCGCCGGAATAGTTATATCTCCACAGCCTATTCATGAAGTTTGTCCAATGGTTTTAGACAGAGAAGAAAAAGATCTTCTGGCTGGTTTCGAAGGTCCGAGCTGTGAAGATGTGGGCCTTCTGAAGCTCGATGTTTTAGGTATTAAAATGCTTGATAAAATTATGGAAGTCCCTAATATATTAACAGGAGTATAATTCTACATGAACAATAGATGGATAATGGTATTTGACTGGGAAACCGATGGTCCCAATCCAACCACATGTAATCCAGTTGAGTTGGCTGCTGTTCCAGTAGACCCGCGCACACTAGAAATAAAAAGGGAGCAAGCGTTTTCTGCTATCATTAAGCCAGACGGCATAGATAGCGAAGAATATTTCACAAAGGAACGTCAAGACACAATCGCATGGCATGCCAAGCAGCGTGGGGTCGATACAAAAGAAATCATTACTAACTGGAAAGCAGGTCAAAACGAAAAAATTGTTTGGAAGAATTTTTGTAGCTATTGTTCCAAATACGAGGTTGATAAAAAATCCGGACAGTGGTTTGTTGAGCCAATACCATCTGGATATAACATTGTTAATTTTGACTTACCCATTGCAAGGAGACTTGCACAAAAATATGAGACGAAGCTCCCCTTCTCTGAGGTAAGCAAGATTGACATGATGGATATTCTATTTATGTGGTTTGAAAATTTATCAGAGCCAAGCAGCATGAAGCTAGATGTCTTCAGGAAATTTTTTGAAATGAGACCCTCACAAGCGCACGAAGCACTTTCAGATACAATTGATGAAGCAGAACTTATGGTCAAATTCATGAAGTTCCATCGTCGTCAATCTAGCGTGGACAAGTTCAAGGGGGCGTTTGCTAGGTGACCAGAGATTTTAGATGCGGATGTTCGTTTGATACAACATTAGATGGACATACCATATACAGCCCCGACATTACACAGCTTCCTCTTGATTGTAATGACACATGGGATCTTATATGTGAAGGAAACACGAAGGGAGTCTTTCAATTAGAATCCCAGCTTGGACGGTCATTGGCCAGTCAAGCAAAACCTAGGAACATTGAAGAGCTTTCTGATCTCATAGCTATCATGCGTCCGGGATGTCTTGAGGCAATGGTGAAAGGAAAA